CATATACAAAAACGTCCCCTTGGAAAATATTGTAAGTGATGAAACCAGAATAAATGCAGACCTGTTTCAATACATATATGACAAAATACTACCATATTGACACATCGTTAATTTAAACATGTACATTGTAAATATACAAAAATATGTCAACACTTAAATATTATTTCGAAAACGGAACTCACGCTGTATTCGATAAATATACGATAGATACAACCGGCATCATCTTCAATAAGAAGACTGGGAAAATAGTGAGTTATTTTAAGTCAGGAAAATATAACAGATGTGGGTTGACAGACAATGATGGGAAAAAACGTAAAATAAGAGTTGCTCGCGCAATTGCGTCTACCTTTATAGGACCACCGCCAACTCCGGCACATACCGCAGATCACATTGATCGAAACCCAGACAATGACACGCTCCATAATATTCGTTGGATTTGCAAAAAAGGGCAAATAAATAACCAACAGCGTCCTGAAAACTATAAATCTGCATTCATAATAATAAAGGATGGTGATGAGAAAACCGTTCAAGAGTGGGTCGACCATTTTATCAAACAAAAAAATGCGTTTGGCCGCGGGTATACTACAAGCACGATTAAACACTATGCTGAAAGAAAACAACATGGATTCGCGTATAAGGAGTATCCGGATCTCCCTGATGAAATGTGGAAGCAAGTGAAAAACTCGTCAAATAACAGAGGTCATTGGGAAATATCAAACATGAGTCGCATTAAGTATATCACGAAGCACGCGGAAAACGTGTTGTATGGCACCCGTCTCAGGCTAGATAATGGATATCCGACGGTATATATCAATGGAAAGCATCACGGGTGTCACATTCTGGCATTCAAGACGTTCTTTCCTGATGATTATGCCGCGATGAAAACGAATGAGATAATACTCCACGAGGCTGATGACAGGCTAGACTTCCGTCCACACAACCTTCGGATTGGTACAGCATCAGATAATACCACCGATGCTCATAATAACGGACGTTACATTGGTAAACAAAATGCATGTGCAAAGTGTTCTTCGTATATCAACGGTATATTCGAGAAGGAACACGATAGCCAACGAGCTGCCGCGAGATATTTGAAATCAGCAGGGTTTGAGAAAGCGACTGACAGTAAAATTTATCAGGCGATAAATGCATTCCGGAGTGGAGAAATTATCACACGTTATGGGCGTACGTGGAGACCTTCGTGAATTATTGTAAAATCATTCCGTCGGAGGTGGACTGACGAGGAACTTTTGGAAGACCAAGTCCTTCGTCTTATGATATTTCTCAGGAACACCTTTTAGAGATGGCTCCCATACGATTGGTTTAGAGATCCAATTGCCCAAATAAGGTTTAATAAAGCGCATTATTTCGTTAGAGTTCATATCCTCTGGGAAAATAGGACCCAGGTTGGGCTTCGTAAGCATCGTGATTATACCAGCGAGAACTGCTGGTGATACCTGAACAACCGTCGCGTTTTGATGAGGAATCAACTTTCTGGACTGCTCGATAGACAGATCGCTTCCGGTCCACCATTTTCCGTACTTAGGGCTCATAAAAAAGCACCCCAACGTATCGTTGCCCGAAATTACATCATCCTTAATGACTCTCTCGTTTGTAAGATGATCTTTACATCCATTAGCTTGGTATTCTACAAGACTTGCTATAGCCACGTCTGGCAACATATATGCATAGTGCACAGTTGGTCTGTACACGGACTTCCCACCCTTCTTCACGGTCAAGAAGTAAGATATACTATTGGCTTCTTCGTGGGGGATGACCATTCCAAGCACCTCGGAGCCAGGGACATACGATTTCACAGTCGTATTCATTGCCATACTGTTCGGTATATACACTTCGTTTCCGGGACCCTTTGCAAACTTCTTGACATATTGTGTCATATTTTCGTGCGTGCCCCAACCAAGTTCCGCCGGGAGTGCCGATTCTTCGATAAGACCTGTGGGGGACCACGTGCATAAAAATTCGCCCACCTTCTTCGGTTCCCGCGTGATTTGTGTATCGCGCTCGCTGATGTGGATCACCTGGACATTTAACTTTTGGGCGACTTTGTTATACTCCCCCTTTTCTAAGTAAGCCGCGGCCTTCTTCAAATCAGAGTCTCCAGAATTCTTCTTGAGTAGATACGCCACCCAGTCCTGCAGACCTATTTTCATCGCGTGGCTCACCCATCCGGGGTTGGCTCCATGGCCCACGACCGCCGTCGCACCTTTGTTTCCCCACTCCACACCCATCTTCCTGACGGCATGCTGATGGCGATACAGCGTGTCACATTCTTTCGTCTTGAGTTGGCAATCACTTACACCGTACCATTGTTCGATGGCCGTGTTGGTAAAATGAATGCCTTTCTCGTGGCAAAGCTCGAGCATGTCCGGCGTAGAGATGTACCACGCCAGGTCCACGAAAACATCTCCGGCGCTAAGGTTCTTGTTTACGACATCCTTGTAGTTATTCTTGGTGATCTCCATATTCACAAACTTAATCGTAGGATACTGATTGGCAAGTGCGTCAACGCGGGCTTTGATCTTGTCGCAAATGATTACATTCCCCGGGGCAAACTTAAAATGCCTCACATATAGCGCTGGCATACTGCTTCCAACCCCTCCACAACCTACCTGAAAGATCTTCTTGTTCCCGATGTCCACTGAAAAATTCAAGTTGTTCTTGTTCGAGTTTGAATTAGAAGTCTTGTTTTTGCTTACAATCTTGTTGGGTTTTTTGTTCATCTGTTTACTCGCCGCAGCCGCAATCATTATCTATATGATAACATTATTTTTAAAATATAACATACACAAATATATATGCACGCAACGCGATAGGTCAAGCGACACTAAAAAGCTTTGTAAATCTTGGTGATACGGCTCGGGGTCAGAAGCTCCTTGACAAAAACTAAGAAGGCGGGTATCTTGGAATCTCTGTCCAACAAGAAATTCTTCATTTGAATTGCAAGACGAATAAAGATCAAAAACGCGACCGCGAGAGTAAGTTTCATACCGGCTGTTCCTTTCTTTATGAAACCGGTGATCAATGCGATGAACAACGAAAACACGATGATAATTTGATTCTCTAAATCTAACCCGTACATGAACAACCTTCCGGCCGAGACCAATACGTTTCTGTATTGAACCGCGATGAGTATCAAAGAAACATATGACACCCACTTGATCACGTTTATAATGAGCGAAGCATTGTCGTGATTCACCACGGCTAAAATGACGAAACTGAGGATGATATATTGAATTACCATGTTTACTATGCTGACTATACGGTCAATCTCTGAAGCTCTACAATCCGAATTGTTTACGTCGTCTAATTTGACAGCCGCGGAAATCTTGGCCGCCATGATGTCAACACCGACGTCTAATTTTTTATTAGTCTCTGAATCTAGGACCTTTGTGATTGAGCACGACATGATTTTATATTATATACATAATATAATAATGGAAACTATTAATTGCAGCAATCGCCAGATAGTGTATGGCATACTCGCAGTTTTGATAGGGTTCTTCGCGAATTGGTTCGGAAACATAAAAATGAAGACGTACGAGAAAGAAAGAGTATTTAGAAATTTTTACACTACGGCATTTGACAATGTTAATAATATAGAGGTGTATAAATATTTGTCTATTACGTCATTCGTTATCGGAACGCTAAGCATTGGATATGGCGTTGTGTCGGTGTTGTTGAGAAACAATCCCCATTTCTGTGCGCTCATGTCGCCTTAGTCGGTTCCGAAAATATCCCTAGTAAATAGCTTCTTGCCAAAGAGATTACGATGCTCGATGGGAACACGGTTTGCAATAATGAGATCACACTCTGTTGTGAAACGTCCGAGATCATTATCAACGGTGTAATCCTGGTATTTGTCCACAGATGGTTCGTAAATCACGATGTCAAATCCACGCGCCTTCAGCTGCGCCATGATATCCAGGATCGCAGCATCCCTGAAGTTATCGGACCCGGACTTCATCGAAAGACGATATACACCGATCGTCTTCGGCTTCTTGACGGCTACAGCGTCAATGATAGCCTGTTTGCGGACCAGATTAGACTCGACGACAGCACTAATCAAACGCTGGGGCACGTCTGCACAGTTTGCAAGAAGTTGTTTCGAATCTTTCGGGAAGCAGTAACCGCCATACCCAAACCCGGGATTGCAGTATCCCTTGCCAATACGAGGCTCGAGCATTACACCCTCGATAATATCAGCCGAGTTCAGGTGATACTTCAGGGCGAATGTATCGAGCTCGTTGAAATAAGAAACCCGCATCGCCAGATAGGTATTCGCAAACAGCTTGACGCTCTCTGCCTCTCTTGTTCCCATATATAGTACGGGAACATCTGGAACGCGAGATGCGGATGCCAGAAGCGTTCCAAAATCAGAATACAGTGACTTGGGAGAATTATCCCCAATGATGATTCGCGACGGATATAAATTATCGTGAAGAGCCCGGCCTTCGCGGAGGAATTCTGGTGAAAAAACGATATTATCGGTAACATATTTTTTGCGCATTGAATCTACAAACCCAATAGGAATAGTAGATTTGATCACGATGAGCGCAGTAGGACACGCGTGATTGGCGTCTTTGATGACACTTTCGACCGTCTTTGTGTTGAAATATCCAGACGCTTCGTCGTAATCAGTAGGAGTCGCCACGACGATGAAATGTGGGTTCTTGTAAGCGACGGTTTTGTCGGTGGTTGCAAGGATCTTGACATCGGGGTCTGCGAGGAACTCGTCAATTTCCTTGTCCTCGATAGGACTCTTGCGAGAATTCATCTTGTCAACTCGATCCTGAGAAATGTCGATAACGGTTACATTGTGATACTTGGCGAGAAGAGCAGCCATGGCACTGCCAACGTAACCGGAACCAACGACAGTGATGTTCTTGGAGGAAGACATTTTTTTGATGTTATGTGTATGTGGTGAGAGTATTAAATTACATTGTGTGTCAATATGATTAAAATGACAATTACAAGAATCCGTTGGTCTTGTTTTCTAATGTGATTTTATCGAGCGCTTTTTCCGTGTGGCTTTCTATTCTCTGTTGAATTGTCTTCACGTTTGTCGGAACTTCGTGATGAAAAGCTACGGAATCAGTAGCTCTGAGTTTTACAGCATCTTGTATCGACATCTTCGTTCGTTTTGTTCCGCGGTCCATCTCTAAAAAATCAGTCGCGCTGGTTGTAGGCGGTCGTAAACACAATGCATCTACCGCTTCGTGTGTATACGTTCGCACGGCTTTCTTTTTTCCCATTATCCGTTCGGTTCCGTCGGGAAGTTTTTCTATTATCTTTTTGTTTCTCTCGATAAGAGCACCTGGTAGTTCCTTGGCGCCTCGTGTGAACATAAGCAATTTACCGGGCATTGCTGCTACCTGTTCGGGCGTTCGAAAACCCAACCGTTCCATGCTCTCGAGATACTCCACGAAGTCTTCTTTCGTAGTTCGTTCGGGAAGCACCAAGGTGATGTTCACATTATTGTTGACAGTGCTATTGTCAACATTCGTGGTATTATGGTCACCATTGACGGCTACACCAGTTCCAGCAACAGCGCCGGCGCCAGAAGCAGCTGCACCTCCTTTATTGTCATAATCTTCCTTTGACACAAACTCTTTCACTTCATTTATCATTTCATGACCACAGGCGACTTTTTTATGTTTACTGGCATTTCCGGCATGAGTTGACACGTAACCACAACCGCACGAATACACTTGAAACTTATGTATCTTTACATTCATTTTTTTATATATCCTCAATATTTATTAAGTTATTCAAAAAAAATATTGAAGTAGAAATACTTTTGGTAGAAATACTTTTTATTTTTTGTTTAAATATTTATTTTTTAATTTCTTACAGAAATTATATACATGTATTAAGTTTCTAAAAGGTCTCTTGGTTGAAGTTTCTTCAAAAAAAAATGAAGTAGCCTGTAGTTGGTATCATACTTTTTATTTTTTGTTTAAATATTTATTTTTTATTTCTTACAGAAATTATATACATGTATTAAGTTTTCAAAAGGTCTCTTGGTTGAAGTTTCTTCAAAAAAAATGAAGTAGCCTGTAGTTGGTATAGGCTACTTTTGTTTATTTGTCTGAATGGTTTTACATGTTCGTGTGGTAGAAACGGAAGCATGCAGTGGTATTCGCGATGGTCATGTGCAGCCTCAGGTTCTTGTTGATTTCAAACCGGGTGTCTTGGGGAGCCCGGGTGAACAGCTCCATGAGCGAGCAGAACATCTTGTTGCTCATCTTTTCCGCTGGAAAAAGTTTTTTCAAACATAGCTTCCAGAAGTAATCTCCAAATTTGAGATACGAGACATCTACGCTGGCCGTGTTATTTTCAAATTTATCAGCCACCATCGCAACGCTCATCTCAACCACGTTATGCATTTGAGACATGGTATCCTTGGCATGAAACAGCCCGGGAATGAACAGATTGTTCCACGAATCCAGCACGGGAACCACCCTATTCCTGATTTTCCCCCTGTGAAAGTGAGCAGGGGTGGAGTTTGGAAGGAACGGAATTTGATGCATCTCGGCGTATTCCACGATATCTTCCTTTGAAATGTCCAAAAGCGGTCTGAAAAAAGAGATTCCGTCCTGAACGACGAGCATGTCCATACCGGATAAATTGTCGTACTTGTGGCAACTCCCGATGTTTTGTAAAATATTTTCCAGACAATCCCCTCTATTATGGCCCATCACCACCAGGGCATCGCTGGCGATTGTTTTGTACGTAGAAAACCTGACCTGCCTGGTATATTTCTCGTATGTGGTCCTCATATCAGCTTCTACGCACTTCTGTCTCTTGATTTCCTCAATTCTCCGCACGTGCAACGGGTACCCCAGCGAATTCACCCAGTCGGTGACGAACTCCTCCTCCGCATATGCACTCTCCCGGTTTGTATAATTGATCATCACCGCCTCTAATTCGTACCTATACAGACTCTGTAGGCCCCTGACGATGTGAAATGCCACCATAGAATCAGACCCACCAGAAATACTCATTAACAGCTTGTTTGGGCGATGTATGTCAAGCGCCTTTCGTACCGCTTTTACCAGAGGGTTTCCAAGATCGATTGGGATCACCGCGTCGGGTGGGATGAAATCCAGAGTGTCCCGGTGTGTTGCTGCCGAGAAAATTGTATCCGCATATGTCGTCTTGATGAACTGCGACTGATTTGCGACCGGGCAGCGCTCGTATGTCGCCTTCAGAAACCGGTGCAAGAATGGATGACAGTCAGGAGTGATGCGTTCCCACGCCTTCTGTGCAACACGATGTATCCATTCAGGGTCCCCCTGGTGACGAAGAGGGAGATGGGTAAAACACCATTCCACGTCTGTAAGAGTATCAAGACACACGTGGTCGTAGTGCACGAGGGCTAAGTATAGGAAACGTGCGACCATGTGTTTTTTTTCATTCCTGAATACATGCCTTGGGAGTTGGTCGTACAGAATCGTGAGATGTAAGTGATTGTCACTCCCGGGGTTATCCAGGAGATGACCATATTTTTCTGTCAAGTATGCATCTTGATCTGGCGATTTTGAAAACCAAAACTTCTCGTTTCCAAGGAACTCGGCGATGAAGTCGTTGAGGGACATTTTTAATTTTACACTGTTGGTAGAATGAGGGGTTTTATATCATTGAAAAATCCAGGGTCAAACGACATTCAATTTGAAGTTTTTTTTAAAATCCGATATACACTACACGAGTATCGCGTGTTTTCAAAATTTTTTTCACGATCGCAACAACATCTTCGAAACGTTTTTCTCGAATTACTTTCGAAGTCTTGCTCCACTGGCTCTTCGCATTGACCGTAGGATTCATGCGGACCCACGATACCGCATGTTCAGGATACTTCTGAAGCAACTCCGCCGTCACGAGATGCATGCGATGCTCGTCACACTCGTAATCCTGATGACCATTTTCGTCGACCTCCAGACACACAATTACACCATCACCGAACACAACACCATCGAGTCTGGCAAACTTCTTAGCAGTCTCTGTAGGGTCGAATGTTACCCTGAACTCCCGTTTGTGAACGTCTAGCCTGTCCTTGACATATTCAAAGAACTCCTCCTCGAATCGTTTGAACAACTTTCGTCTAGCATCGTTCGGGTCGCACGACATGCAATACTTATACCCATTGGTGATGTATGTTCTCACGGGACATGAATCATTGTATCCGGGGCATATCTTGCTAGCAACATTGATCATCTCGTCGGTCTTGCATTTAGAACAGTACACCCTCTTTGTTTCTCCGGGTATGTTATACATCGCACAGTTTCCACATGGACATTTTTTGGATACGACGTCGACCATGTCATCGGTCTTGCATCCTTTACAACATATTCCTTTTGTTTCACCGGGCACATTATACACCACATAGTTTCCACACGGGCATCTCTTGTGAACGACGTTGATCATGTCTTCGGTCTTGCATTTAGAACAGCAAATCCCAACGTTTTCTCCGGGCATGTTATACATCACACAGTTTCCACATGGACATTTCTTGGATATGACATTGATCATCTCATCGGTCTTACAATCCTTGCAACATATCGGTCTCTTTTCCTCTGGCACGTTATATAGCGGTCGTGTTCCACATGGACATTTCTTGTATGGCATTTTAATTTTACACTGTTGGTAGAATGAGGGTGCTTTTATATTAAAGATTGTCAATATGATAGATAATAATGATTGACAAACTGTTACATACATTTTTAATTACCATATTTCATGTATATTATTATTATTTTATGGTTTCAAGAAGATTTATCAAACAGCAGATGCGGGAGTCAGTTTATCCTGGATGAGAGTCTTCTGCAGCTTCGTGTAATTCCACTTCGTCAGTTTCCCAATGCCATATG